CGCCCCGGAGGAACGCCCCAAGCGCCAGCGCCTGAACATCATGGACTTCATGTAAGGGGGCGGCATAGCGTCATGAGGACACGGGAAGAATATGTGGCCATGATACCAACCGCACCGCCGGACGACATTGAACGCTATCTGGATGCCTTGGGCAGAAAGCCGATGGCTATAACCAGCTACCGGTGCATATCACGGGATGATGCCGAATCCCGCCTGGATTGCGAAGACTGCCGGGCGGATCTGCGCCCCAGTGCCGCCATACGCCCCGCCGCCCTGTGGTGCAGCGAGTGTGAAAGCTGGTATCTGGCGGAATACGTCCCGGCCTATGGCACGCCCTGCAGAGAAAGCATGACATACCAGAACAACAGCGGCGTGCGGATTGTGAACATCGGCAGAGATACTATTGACGAAGTGCGGAGCGGCGCAGGCATCATTTGCCCTTTGTGTGGAGCACAAACACGGCTGCGCAATGTGCAAGAGCTACGGTACGGACTGGCAAGCCAGGAATTTATGGTGGTCCCAACGGTGGCAAAAAGTTGCTTGATATTAACGCAATGGTGCATTGAGCGGTATATATACGAGGGTCACAACCACACGGAACGACACGCCATTAACGCGTATGTTGTGGACGGGCGGCGGATCATCAAGCTGGCGCACTATCAGTTTAACGCCATGGCCCGGAGTTGGCGAAACCTGGGTGAATGGGTACAGCGCGCCAAACTAACCGATGACATCGGGTGCCCGAAAATGTACGCCGCAAACCTGCCAGATTTGGGCGGCACCGGCGCAGAGAATGCCAAGCTGTGGGAGTACATGGAGCAATCAAACGCAGCAAAAACGTTTTACCCGGTGGCATACCTGCGGCTGTATTTTAAGCACCCCAATGTTGAGAACCTGGTAACCGCAGGGCTGGGAAAGTTGGTGGGCGATGGAATCAACGGTGAAATGACACATCGCTACTATACCGGACTTGCCCCGCAAACAGCGGCTCCAAAGCTGGAGTGGGTGGACTGGAAAGAAAAACGCCCTGCCCAAATGCTAGGCATGACAAAGCAAGAATTGCGAACTTGGAGAGAGTACGGCCTGGGAGTTGACTGTCTGAGAACGTGGAAAGAGCTGGATACGCTGCCATGCGGCGTAAGCTTCCGCGACCTTTGCGCCGCGATGAAAGCCATCGGAGCATACGACACGCGCCGGATTTTGCGCGAAAAACTGCCGATGATGCGGACCATAAATTACATAGAGCGCCAAGAGCAGGATCTTACGCAGCTTGAGGATTATTGGCGCATGGCTGCCGTGGCCGGCTGTGACCTGAACCAGGACGCAGTGCGCTGGCCCAAAGACCTGCGCACCGCCCATGACCGAATGAGCGAAACAATACAGTACGAGCGGGTAAGTGGCAAATGCCAGCAAGCGTTCGCCGCCATGACGGCCCGCTGCGCCGGGTTGACATGGGAACATGATGGGATTTGCATTCGCCCGGCGGAAACGCCGCTTGAGCTGATCCGGGAGGGCAGCACCCTGCACCATTGCGTTGGCAGATACTCAGATGCCCATGCACGGGGCAGAATTATCCTGTTTGTGAGGCATACCCGACGGCCAGAACGCAGCTGGTACACCCTGAACATTGACGTAACCAGCAAGAGAGAAATCCAGCTGCATGGATACGGAAACGAATTTGCCCACGGCAAAAAGCTAAAAATACCCCGGCGGGTCCGGGAATTTGTGGATCTGTGGGAGCGCGAAGTGCTGGCTAAGTGGCAGCTGCCGCCAGAGCAGAAAGCCAAGAAAAAGAAAAACAAGGCCACCCAGGCAGTGGCATGATAGGAAGGTGAAAGCATGGACGAAATAGTGGTCCGCCTGAAATCAGGAGAAGAAATTATATACCCGCACCCCGCGACGGCAGAATGGAAGGCCATTCCCAATGCTGTAATAGTCATAACAAACGGCAGCCAGGCGGTTGATATATACAATGCCAACGAGGTTGTTTTTGTGATACATCGCGAAAAAGAGGCGCCAAAAGTTGAGGAGGAACCGAAAAAATGAAATACGATAGCGAACAGATGACGTTTGTGGGTGCCGCCGCTACGGCGGAAGAATCTGCCGCTCTGCGCCTGCATTATGAGATCATGGCCGCAGCGCAGGCAGCGGCGGCCAGCCTGCTGGATCTGGCCCGCAAAATCAAACTAATGCGGGATACCGGTGGATACAAGGCCCTGGGCTTTGACACGCTGGAAGCCTACACACTGACCACCATGGGCATGAAGCAGCGCCAGGCGTATAACTACATTGCCATTGCCGAAAAACTGCCCGCGCAGCTGATAGAGCAGAACGCGGCCGCGGGCGTTACTAAGCTGGCCTTGCTGGCGCAATTGAGTGGGCAGGAGCAGCAACAGATTACAGCGGAAACCAACCTGACGGAAACGACAGTGGCCGAGCTGAAAGCGCAGATCAAAGAGCTGCAGGCCAAAAATGCCGGGTACGCCGAACAGCTCAGCCTGCTGCAGAATCAGCCGCCGGTGGCTGAGGTACAGGCCGAAGAAGTGGACATGGATGCCCTGCGTGCGGAGATTCGCGCCGAAATGAAGGCTGAAATGGAAAGCCAGCGCCGGGCCGACGCCAAAATGACCGCGCTGAACCAGAAAGAGCGCGATGAAGCCATAAAGGCCGCACAGAAAGCCAGGGCTGAACTGGAAGAGGCAAAACGTGCTGCGGCGGCGGCTGAACAGGCACGCGCTAAAGAACTGGATCAGGCGCGCCACCAGGCAGAAGAAACCGCTGCCCGGCTGAACATGGTCGCGGATGAATCCGCGGTGCGCTTCGGCTTGCTGTTTGACCAGTTGCAGGACACCGCCGGAAAAATATTTGACCTAGTTGATACTTTGCAGCAGGGTGGCCTGACCGAAAAGGCGGAAAAATTCCAGACAGCGCTCCATAAGGCGCTGCTTGCCTTGGCCGATGAAGCGGAGGATGTACAGAAATGATGGAAGCATTTGAGGCGGGCGTGCGGCTGAGCATTTTCATGCTGGGCGCTGGGGTCGGCCTGGTCGGCAGCCGCGGCGAAAGGTAGGGTGACTGATGGACATCCTGCTTTCGATCATCGGCAGCGCTGTTCTGGCCGTGCTGCTGGCCACCGCCTATACCGCCGGGGTAGCCGCTGGGAAAGCTGCCGCGCATGTGGATGATGAAGAATCAAAAATTTATATGCCGCACACACATGGCGGAGATCCTGACACCTGAACGCAGAGACAGCCATATTTCGGATTAAGGGAGGTATACACACGTGGGGAAAAACAAACGCTTGCCGAATGACATCGTATTGGCAGCCCTGCAGCTGGTGCGCGGCCAGGCCAGGCGCAAGGCCGAGTATAAGCGCCAGGTTGACGAGATCATCCTGCGCAGCGGCACAAATTTTGTGGATACCACAACCAGCTGCGGCGCGCCCGTGCGTGTGTACCTGCCGCACGTCGGCGGGAATTCCAACGACATCACCGCCGACAAGGCCGAGGCGATCCAGCAGCTTGAGACACAGCGGGATGTGCAGATCATGCGGGCCATCGATGCCGCCGCGGATGAGATCGGGGCGGACATCCAGAGCGCCACGGTACGGGCCGCGCTGCAAAAGGCTATTGCACTCAACTGCAAGGCCTGCCGCACCTGGACATACGAGCGCTTGGAAGTGCCGGGAATTAGCCGGATAGAATTCTATCGCCGCCGCCGCAAATATTTGGAAAATGTTGCGCAACGCGTAGGAATTGGCTAAAAGTTGATACTGTGCAAGATTTTTTAGTGCTAGAATTGATATCATAGAATATTGAGAGGACAGCCCACCGGCTGCCCTCTTTTGTTTTGGAGTGTAACCCATGGCAGATAAAAACAACAAAACAACCAACCCCTGCGCCCGCTGTATCTGGCGCATGTGCGGCAACGAACGGGTGATCTGTTCCCTGCCGCGCTGTGTCAACCCGTGGCAGTGCGAGCGGCCCAAACATAAAATCGGCCCCGGCGGATGTTGGACCTACCAGCGGCCGCTGAGAAAGGCCCCTCTATGACTAACCCCCGGTATGCCAACGGAGCCCTGCGCAGAAAGCACCGGGCGCGGCTGAAAGCCATGGGCGCGCCGTGCGGAATCTGCGGCGGACGCCTTGGCCCGATCCATTACGACGAACCATCCGATGCGGCGCACCCGCTCAGCTTTGTGGTGGATGAGATACGCCCCGTTGCCCGCTGGCGCGAGTTCGGGTACGCTTCCCCGCGGGCTGCGGCTGAAGATTGGGACAACTTACAGGCTGCGCATTACTGGTGCAACGCGCAGAAAGGCTGCAAGCTTTCGCCCTCAAAACCCAATTCTGCGCAGCACACCCGCACACAAAGGCCTCCTGCAGACGGCAGCTGGTGAGGGGTGGGGAGGGTCCCCCGCCCCGGCCGGCGGGCGACCCCAAGCCGTCCAGCGCCGATTTACCCCCGCAAAAAATAATTTGATGGGGGGTGGTATCAAAACAGGAAGGAGAAGCAAAAAGTGGCAGCAGATACTTCTAATCGCGCGCGCGCGGAGATCGCGAAAAGGTCTGCCGCAGAGCGCAGAAAACTGGCTAAATTTTTGGCCAAAAACGGATTGAATGACGAAAAAATCAAGTCGCTTGACCCGGTGATTTTGAATGTTTCGTGGATGAAATCCAAGCTGGACGATGCCAGGGAAGCCATCGGTGAGGAAGGCATCACGGTGGAATATGACAATGGCGGTGGGCAGTCGGGCGTGAGAGAGAACCCAGCCTTCCGGGCTTATGAGGCATTGTGGAAAACGTACCTGTCTGGATTGGATATGCTGATTAAGCTCCTACCTGTTGAGGTGCCGCAAGAGCAAATATCCGACATTAAGCCGACAAGCGTACTCACTCTGGTGCAGAATCGGAGAAAACAGGACGCATGACCGGCGCACAGATTCCAAGATACCGCATCGAGCCGGAGCGCGTTACGACCGACGGTGCGGACGCCGCAGCGCTGATGGCCGCCTACGGCAATGCGCTGGATGAATGGCAGCAGCTGGTGCTGGACTGCTGGCTGGGTCGGGATGCATCCGGGCGGTACACCGTGACCTCCGCAGGGCTGGCCGTGCCCCGGCAGAACGGGAAAAACGTGTGCCTGGAAGGGCGAGAGTTTTTCGGAATGGTCATCAACGGTGAGAAGATCCTGCACACCGCCCATCAGGTGCGCACGGCGAAAAAGAGCTTTAACCGGCTGGCCCGGATGTTTACCGACAAGCGGCACCCGGAGGTGCTGGAACTGGTGAAAAACATCCGCTACACCAACGGCGAGGAGTGCATCGAGCTTCTGAACGGCGGGAGCATTGAGTTCTCGGCCCGATCCCGGCAGGCGGCCCGCGGCTTTGACGGCATCTCGCTGGTGGTCTATGACGAGGCACAGGAACTGACGGACGACCAGGTGGAGGCAATCATGGCCACGCTGGCCGCATCGGCCACCGGCACCCGACAGCTGATCTATACCGGCACGCCGCCCTATCCGGGCTGTCCTGGCGACGTATTCCGCCGCCGCCGGACAGCCTGTCTTGACGCACCGGGCGCGCACGATGCCTGGCACGAATGGTCAGTGGAGGGAGAGCAGGTTGACAAGATCGACCTAGAAGATCACGCGGTCTGGTATCAGACTAACCCGGCCATGGGCATTCGGCTCAGCGAGGAGTTTGCGGCGGAGGAGTGCCGGAGCATGAGCGCCGACGGCTTTGCCAGAGAACGCCTGGGCTGGTGGAGCCCCGTTCTGACGGAGCAGAGCGACAAGGCGCTGGATGCCCGGGCCTGGGAAGCCTGTGCCAGCGATGCCGAAAAGCCGGAGGGCAAAACCGCTTACGGCGTCAAGTTTGCGGCGGACGGTTCCTCTGTCTGCCTGTGCGGCGCGGTGATCCCGAAAGACGGTCCGGCGCGTGTATCCCTGATTGAACAGCAGCCCACCGGCCGCGGCCTGGCCTGGCTGGTGGACTGGCTGAACGAACGCTATGACCGCGCAAGCTGTGTGGTGATTGATGGCCGCAACGGGGTGGACGTGCTGGTGGAGCGCATCCGCCCCACCTGGAAAGCCAAAAGTGCCGTGCTCCGCCCCTCTGCCAGGGACGTAATCGCATCGGTAGGGCTGTTTACCACCACCGTGAACGAGCGCGGCCTGACCTGGTACAAGCCGCAGCAGGCCCTTGCCGAAAGCGCCGTTACCAGCACCAAGCGCCCCATCAGCGGCGGGTATGGCTTTGGCGGCGACAACA